TTTAAATACATTTGGCTTGCTTGCTCAACCGTACTTTCACTAAAATAAACTTGGTATTTAGATTCTTCATCTTTACGGAAAATCATTTTGTTTGGGATTAATGCTGGTCCCATTAATATTTTCTTTTCTGTATCAACTTCGGCCAAATTCATTTCATATTCTTTTGCCAATGTAATAAAGTTGCTTTCAATCGCAGGTTTATCCACCAAACTTATGGCTTCAATTCCATCTTCCTCATTAGAAATAATTAATTCGATTATTTTCATAACGTATAAACGTATATTTTAAATTTTGTTACATTTTCATTATCCTAAACTTGCAGACATAACTTTATTTCTGTCCAAAGATTGTTGTGAACTTACTTCAGATGCAACAACATAAGCCTTTACTGGCTCTTGACTTTGACCTACTACCTGTGCTAATTGATTAACACCACTTGTTCCAACTACGTTAAATGTAGGTGCTTTAGAATATGCCGGTGTCATTTGTTGATTGCCAAAAGACATATTGCTACCAGTTGCAGTACCTGATCTAATATCTTGAATACCTTTAGCACCTGCAGCAATTGCTGAAGCAACACTAATACCTCCAGCAATTAATTCTGTAATTCCTAATGGACTAACATAACCATATTTAGCTGCATTTTTTTGAGTATTAATAATAATTGAAGCAACTGCAGCAGATTGTTCTAAAATAATTCCTGCAATTGCTAACTCTTTATTTTCTCCTGCAATTTGTCTTAATCCTTGTCCAATACGCATTATATTTGAAACAAATGCTTGTTGTATTGCTAATTTTGCATCTGCTTCTGCTTGATTAACAGCAATAATTTCATCTTTTTTCTTTTTTTCTAATGCTATTTCACCATCAATTCTATCTGTTAAAGATTTAAATAAAACTTTTGATACATTTTTTTGATTTTTTTGTATCTCTTCTACATAACCTGTATTTAAATAATTAACATTTGATAATCGATTATTATAATTTTTCTCATCATCTTCTTTTGCCTTATCAAGTAATTTTTGACCTCTTGCCAATAAATCTTTAATATCTTCATCTTGTTTTTTACCTGCTTCAATTCTTGCTAATCTTCGTTTTTCATTTTCTTCTTTTTCAGTTTTAGTTAATTCTTTAGTTCCTTTATTAAATCTTTCTATTGATTCATCATAATTTTTACTAAAATCATTAACAGAAGATTTAGCATCTTTCCAAGCACCACTAAAATCGCCAGATATTAACTTTTTTATTGAACTTCCAAGCATTCCAAGTGATTGAAATACTGCAGTAACTGAACTATAAACTACTCCAAATGCTTTTGAAACCATAGGTAAAGCATTTATTGCTAAATCAACTAACGTATTAAATAATGGTTCAATTGCATTAAATACTCCTTGAAATATTCTGCCTAAACCTGTAAATAGTGGTTGTAATTTTTTGACTGCTTTTTCATTATCATTAAATGCAGCAACTAATCCACCCACTAAAGAAACTATTAATCCAATACCTGATGCTTTTAATGCACCACTAAATGATTGTGTGGCAACCTTTACATTATTTAATGCTATTCCTAAAGCACCAATTGGACCACCAGCACTTGCTAAAGTATCAACCCAATCAGATGATACATTTTTAGCAGATTTAATTTTATCTTCTAAATCATCAATTTGATTATAAAGATTTTTAAATGCTTCTGTACCAACTTCTGTGTTTTTTAATTCTTTCTTTAACTCTTTTAATTGCTTAATAGATCCACCAATATTATTGGATACATTTAAATCAACTTCTATTTCTGTTGCCATTTTATTAATCTATTAATTTGTCTAAATCCTTTTTTCCAAGTCTTTGGAATTTCATTTTTACCTTTTGCAATTTCTATTGATTCATGAACTCCATAATGATTATTAATCATCAATAAATCTAATATATTCTTTATCATAAACGTATTTTTTAAGTTTTTGTCTTACTTTAATTTCTATTAATATAATAGAATGGATTTTCGTGCGAATAAAATGAATCATCAATTAAATAGTTAATTGGCTTTAAATATTTAAACCAATCATGCGCCCACATATTAACATCTAAATCTTTAATCTGATTGTAAAAATCTAATAACATTGATGATGGAATAACATAAAAATTATCATCGCATAAATGAGATACATTGCCACATCTTGACCTTGAAGAAATATTAAAACTATTAGAATCAAATGTAAAATTTGTAATATTTTGCATGAATATTAAATCGTACCTTGTTAATAAAATGTAATTAAACTTCTGATAATCAGAATCTAAAATCAATTTTAATAAATTCTTAAATGTATTATTTCGTGATCTCCAATTAGCATCTAAATCATTAGGAATATTTACTAAATCAGTAGTTACAATTCTTTCAATATTATAATCAGTAATTAAATTTTCAAGTACTGACGAATTATAAGTTGATGCAAAAAATGTGCAATCAAAATGATTAAATATAAATTCTTTATTATTCTCAATAGATTTTCTGTAATCTACCGTTGGCCTCCACCCCATCCAATGGTTTAAATCTTCTTTGTAGTGAATACCAAATAATCCAACTAATATTTTCATAATAATGGTGAGTTTAAACCTGCTTTTTGTACTTCGTTATAATAATAGTAACTACTTCTATTCTTATCTAATTCTAAATAAGTGTTATATGGTAATTTATTTACGTATTCTCCTTTATAAAACATACCACTATTAGAATCAGGTACCCCAGCATTATGAAGAATTTTGTATTTAACTGAATCCGATATATCACTTGTGGACCATCCAAAATCTAATTCCTTAACTACCTTCGTTTGATTTCCAAATAACCACGCATTGTAAAGCAATGACCACATTCCAGCAGTCCATTTTTGTATTGGATAATCATGCTCATGCTTTTTAACATAGTAAGGTTCTTTGTTTATAAAATATTGGTATAAACTAATTGAATCTTTCTCTACCTTATCCCAAAAATTATAATCTGTTCCTTTTACAATATACTGCGCCCCTCCACTATGGTCATTCATTAGTTTAGGAATTAAAGTATCAATACCAACAATCCTACACATATCAATCAAGAGATCTTCTCCTTTTTGCATGATATAATCATAGTTTATGTAACTATTTGTATTGCTTAAATACCAAACTTTATCTCTTTCAAATTGTGAATAATCTGGAGTACCGGTAAAGATGATGTCTGAATCATGCAAAAATAAAACTTCATCTTTTAAGGCTGGATTAGATGCAAGATGTTGCTTCATTAAATTAAAATAGATAGCAGGAATATAACTTGTATTTTCTCTTGTATCCTTATAAAAGAAAAACCTAATAGTTGAATAATGCTCTTGCAAGATTCGCCATTTTGTTAAATCTTCATTAGTATATCCTAATATTATATCTATTTGATTAGGGTTAATACCATGCGACATGAAATTATTTATGACAGTTTCTACTTGCCATAAATAATAATCATTTGCAGGTTGACAACATATGTATCTCATATTAAGTACATGAACCTTGTGGTGAACTTACACTTATAGCACCTCCAGCAGTTACCGTCCCAACTCTTGCACAGATAGTTATATTTCCATTTGCTTGTAATTCTACACCATAATTCCATGAACCATTACATGATTGGAAATCATAATAATCAGAATAATTAGGATCATAATTATTCAAAGTATATTGTTGACAATTAGGACCAGCAATTGTAGTAGTAGTAGTTGTAGGCGCTCTGGTTGTTGTCGTTGTTGTCGTAGGTGCTACATATCCGCAAGCTGGATCGTTATAAGCAATAACTGATGTATATGATCCACAAGATCCATCTGCAAAAACACCAATCTTATTATGGTTTACATTATCGCAATATTCATACAAATAAGTTCCATAAGGTTGACAAGTTGTAGTTGTCGTAGTAGTTGGAGTACATGTGCCACCTGCAATACTATTGATTTGATTAGTAAAATTAGAATGTGTAGTTCTTTGTAAATATCTTAAAATACCATCACCATTTAAATAATAGAATCCTGAAGCATGATTAGTATATGACCAGAAAGGTATTGGATTAAATGTCGAACAATCTCCAGTATTAACATCATTACGATAGAATGTGTATCTTGGTGCTAATGTAGTAGTTGTTGTGGTAGTAGTTGTTGTGTAACCACAAGCAGGATCATTGTAAGCAATGACAGAAGCATAAGAACCACAAGAACCATCAGCAAATACACCTATTTTATTGTAATCAGGTGCGCCTCCACAATACTCATATAAGTAAGTTCCATATGGTGGGCATGTAGTTGTGGTTGTAGTCGTTGTTGCACAACTTGAATTTGCAATACTTGTAATTTGATTTGTAAAATTACTATGACTTGCACTAGTTAAATATCTTGTAATTCCATCACCATTTATAATCTTAAATCCATTTGCATAAGATGTATATGACCAAAAAGGAATTGGATTAGATTGAGAACAATCAAAAGTACTTACATCCCATCTATAATATGTAAATCTTGGAGTTGCAGTTGTAGTTGTAGTTGTCGTACTTGTTGTTGTTGTACTTGTTGTTGTTGTCGTACTTGTAGGTGCAGCAGTTGTAGTAGTGGTTGTAGTAGGTAAAATAATATTTCTCAAATCTGACATTAATTCAAAACTTGTTTCACCAGTTGTCAATTCTGTTTGATAAGAATTAATAATGTACCTTTTATCTCTAATAACTATCTTGTCATTTAAGGCAAGTTTAGATAATAGAAAAATTGGTAAAATTGCTTTAATCTTCATTAGCCTTGCTTTTTGATTAAATGTGTTAGTTAAATAAGCTGAATAGTAATTTTGGAATAATGAGTTTGGCTCAATTTTATCTGTAAAACTTGATTGTTCTGCACCCCAATTTATAGTATTAACGGCAGACGATACTAATGTATCTTGACCAAATAAATTATAAGTTGTAACAGGTGAACTTGATGTACCATCAAAAAAATGAAAATACTGACCACCTGATAATGTTTGAATTACACCATAATCATAAAGTATAACTGGCTTTGGAATGTATGCTTTAAAATCAGCTTGTATTACCCCTCCTACTTGAAGATTAGTATTTGAAAATTTAAAAAATGGTAAATTCTCAAAAGGTAATTCTATTGAATATTCATCACCATCATTATCAACTTGATATTTTAAATTTCCATAAGGTATATCAGATTGAGATAAAAATCTTGTTGCTATAATATTTTCAGATTCTTCATATTTAAAATTAATAGTTTTATAAGGTTTAACCCTCTCTAAATCTATTTCATCTGTTTGGCAATATTTAGATATATCATAGGTTTGTCCTGCTGAATACCAGTCCTCTAATTGCTCAATATAATATGTAATCCCATCGTAAGAATAACACGTAAGATTAAACATTTTTAATAAACCACTAAAGAAATCTTCTGCTTTAAGTTCTGGCATATAATCGCCAATATTTAAAGTTGTTGTTATTGTTTGTGATACGCTTTGTGTAGCAACTACATCAATGCTTGCACCTGATCCACTATTAATTTCAAAAGTATATACAGATGTAAATGTTATTGCAGTTGTTGAAGATATAAAAAAAGTATAAGCGCCTGAATCAACAAAAGAAATATCTAATCTTATTGGGAATCCAGATGGTGATGTAGTGGCTGATTGTTCAGTTAATTTGACTCCATTTTTATATACTGAAAAATTAAATGCAATACCACTTCCACTTGTAAAATCTATATCAATGTAATTTTTACTTACATAAGCTGGAGAAATAGGTTGCGTAAAATTTAAAGCATTAGTAGATAAATCAAAAATACTTGATGTACCGGTAGTACTTGTTTTTGATTGAAAAAATATTTTATTATCTGATCCTTTTTGAGTAAAAAAATCTGTATTTTTTAACCATAGAAAAGCATTAGTAAACTTTTCATTTGATAAAAATGAACCACTTAATGTAATTCCTAATTGCACACGAATAGCATCAAGTATTTTACTTACTCGCATTGCAGGAAATAAATCTAAATAAGAAATTGGTGTTGCATTTTTTTGAATGTCCCAATTGTTTTGACTTGTTCCATTCGTATTATATTGCCAAATATTTAATGAAGATATTAAAGGAAATTTAACATCATTGACAAGGCCACTTGTAACCCTTCCTTTAACTATTGTACCTGAATATGTAAAGTTATATGCTGAAAAATCAAAGTCCCTCAAAAATCGATTATTAAATTTATCTTTCAATGATATTAAGGAACCAAAAAAAGTCAAAGTGTAATTATCAATATTACCTTTTTTATAACTTGCCTTTTCTAATTGAATTTTACCTTTTCTAAATGTTAATGTATCTAATTCAATAAAAGCATCTTTTCTTTTAGTGGCATTAAATCCACTATCTAAACTATTTTCATACCAATGTTTAAATATTGCATTATTGTTTTTTGTTGCAGGAATAGTAAACGATTGTGTGAAATCTGTAAAGACTTTAGAAATATCATTTATATTTTGAATAGTACTGGTAATAGAAATGTTTTCATCTTGAAATAATTCAAGTCTTTTAGCCAATCCATCATCACCATAAACAAAAATGCTTACATTAATCATATTACATTGTTTAATAAGTTATAGGCATATTCAAAATCCATTGTATAATTTATATTCTTGTCTTGAATAGTTGTCTTTAAATCTGTTTGTGTAGTTTTTAAAGTTACAGGCTTGTTATCTAATAATACAACTTCACTTAACATTAAATCTTGAATTAAATCAGAGTAATTCTGTGGAACAAAACCTGTGTTTAAAGTTACGGTTTGTCTTGCATTATAATTAAATGCTTTTGTTTGTCCTTTGTAGACATTATAGTTAAATGCACTTGGTAACAAGTTATACATCGTACTTGAAACCGTTAATTGATTTGTTTGAGCCTTAAAAAATGTAAGAAACTGCCAACCACCAAATCTATTAATAAATGAACATTGAACTGGTGTATATTTGTTTTCGCAGATAGGAGTTACATTAAATACAGATGAATAGGTTAATGTGCCACCTACAAAATATTTTAAAGTTGTAATTGTGCCGTTATTATAGTTAGCACTTGATGTGGTTAATGGTACTTTATACATGTATTTACCTGCACTTACTCCCGTTCCAAAAACAGAGGTAGTAATTACATTGTTATTATTAGTGTCCTTGTATTCAACATCTAATTTATCTCCTAAAGCATTGTTAATTAACACGTTTACATAAGGAATAGTACCTAAATTATATTGAATTTCTTTGCTATTATCAGCTAATAAACAATAATTATTTAAAGGATTTGTTTGATTATACCCACCATTGTAATTAGTGTAGCCATCAACTCCAGCATAAGTAGTGGTATCGACTAAAGTGTATGAACCTGCTGATGTTTCTTTGTATCGTTTTATGGAAACATTACACCATTGATTGTCTGTACCATTACTTGACACAATATTATCTATATATTCCCTTATATAAGGTGATATATTATAAACTGTGGACCTTTGAGAATTAGATGCAACCTTTTTTGAAAGTGTAGTTGGAGTTGCAGGAATAGAATTAGGAGTATTCCAAATAAATATCTCAATTTTACTTCCTACTTGTGCTGCTTCATTTATCTCTATTAAGTATGGAGATCTTGCGTATATTATCATTTTATTTTCTTTAATTCGTAATCTACAATATAATCAATATCCATAGCAAAAGCCTGACCTATCTCGCCATCAATATATTTCTTTTTACCAGCTTCAAATGGTTTGGTAAAAAATAAACTTGGTCTTAACCCTGTTTGATAAATGCTTCTAGTAATAATAAATGCAGTCGATTGATATGAAATAAATCTACCACTTTTTTTATCTCTAAATTGTATTCCTTTTTGTTTTACCCATTTCTCAATTCCTTGTGTTAATCCACCTTTTGGACCAGACCTTGAACCAAATTTAAATCTACTATTTGGCGCTTTTGCTGAACTACTTTTTCCCTTAACTCCTTGATCTTGGTACATTCCATAATCAGCCATACTAAAGCCAACTATTGAATAATTCTTTTCGCTTACTATCTCTCCTTTAATGCTATTATATAACTCCTTTGTGTTATTCTTTCTGCTCTTGGATAGGTTTGACCTTGACTGCTGAATTACATAGTCCCTAAATCGTTTTATTAAAGCCTCTGTGTTCTTTAATTCCATTAGCAAACAGTCATATCATTAGGAACAATAATATCAAAAGTTAGTGTCCATCCTGCCACCTTATTTTCAAATCTATCTGTAAATGGTTCACATAAAGGATCGCCATCAATCTGAATTAAATTACTAAATAGATCTCCTCGTTTTAAACTACTAACTAATCTTTGAGCAATAGTTATTTGATCATTTAATATGTCAAGCATATTAGTATTATTATCAAATAAATTAACTGGTAAATCTTTACTTATTTCTACGATGTCCATAAATAAAATAGAAATATTATAGTTTGTAACAAATTCCTTTGGACTAGCATTATTTACAATGATATGGGCCAATGGATAAATAGTTTGTTTGACTAAATCAACTTCGAAGATGTCACCAGTACTAACTGAATTAACAAATCCAGTTTCTTTGATATAATCCCTTAATTTATGTATAACGTAATAAAATCCGTTCATTATCTATTTTTATTTATCATTTTCATTTCTAATTCATTCTTTTGCTTTTCAAAACTTAAAAACATTAAGCATTGATTAATGGAAAGTTTGGTAATTTCATCAAATCGTCTAACATCTCCCTGTGATAAGGCATAGATTGAAGAATACCAACCCCATCGCTTCCCAAATTGTGCTTGTTCACTGAACTCATTGGTTTGCTCTCCTCCAAAAAGGCTATCGTATTTTTCAATAATTCTCGTCCTAAAGTCCAAAAAAAAACCTTACTGCTTAATACTACATCCATTGGAGCATCTAGCATTAATTCAGAATACTTATCACTTCCCTCATAGTCATCAATCAAGTATTTATTACCTAATTTTTGTTTAATTGGTCTGTAAAGAATGGCCATACTTTTATGACTATCTTCCCAATCAATAATATAACCATCCAAGTCCATGTACTCACCACTCGACATATCATTTAGATTTGGTATAAATCCAAACTCTATTCCATTTAATTTAAAAATTGTGACTAACTCTGGAATCTTTTTAAACAATTCTGCTATTTGATTAACTGCATAATTTAAATCTTGCTGCTTCATCTTTGCCACTACAAATAAATCAACATTGCAAAATATCTGAACCATCTTTTGGTTTAGAAATGTACCTTCCTCATTCTCGCTTGCTATCTTAACAAACTTCTGATATTGGCTTAATTTAATCTCACTTAAACTTGTTGGGATTGAAATTTTTACTTTCATAATGTATAAACGTAAATTGTTTGTTTTTGTCTTAATATATGTGATAATTCCCTTGATTTGGATTATCTAAATGGTATATAATGTTGTATCTAATTGCATCAATAATATGATTCCATGCATCAAGATACAATTTAGATGCCTTATTTAAATAAACATAGTTGTTAAATTCTTTGGCAATATTTTGTGATTGTGGATCTACAATAATTTGGTAATCTTGCATCCTTACAATTCCCGATTCAATAGTCCCTTTCTTTACCGGTTGTATGTTTATTCCTTGATAACGCAAGTCATCTATTAATCTTGGTTCTGCTGAATCTGCAATGATTAAACCATTGTTACATTTCTCTTTTATTAACGATGCAAGAATATGTGTCTTTAATCCACGTTCATAAATTACTTCTTTAACATAGATAATTTTTCTTGATTTGTCAATGGCCACTTCAGCTAAAGCATCTGGATCTATTGAGAATCCAAAGTCCATACCATAAGATGTTTGTAACTGATTCGGATTAAACTCGCCAAACTTCCAATTGGTAAATACAACTCCTTCAGCCTTATCCAACCATCCACCTAAAATTGTATGCTGATATTTTTTAGGATTTGTTTCTTGTAAGTTTTCAATTTGATTTATAAAAGAATCAGATAAATATTTCTCATTGTCCTTGTAAGTTGTATGAATGTAAGTAGTATCTTTTTTAACTAATGAGGACCCAGCATCTACTCCTTTATTTTCAAAGAATCTTTTGTAAATAAAATGCTCTTTGGTTACAGGATTTAAAATTAGAATTACCCTATTTTGCTTTGTGTTATGCCTAACAGATAAATCAATCTTGTCAAATACATCTTCATCAACTAATTCTTCAGCTTCATCCAGTACAAATGTTGTAACTCCAGCCAATGACTTTAAATTTGCCGTTTGCGTGCCACTTGATGTTTTAATTCCTTTAAATATTATCCTTGAATTAGTTTGAGTATTAATAATCTCATCCTTCGTGATATAGAAATGGTCTTGCAATCCTACCGTTTCTATCTTGTCAGTAAACTCTGGAATAATTGACACATGAGCAGATGTAAGTGTGTATCTAGTAAATAGTATCACATGACCTACTTCATACGTTAGGAGCAAAAGAAATGAGTTTAAAGCATACGATTTACCCGAACCACGACCACCAGTTATAACATAGTATCTTGAATCAGAATAAAATAATGGCTTATATTTATCATTTAATTTTATCACTCAAATTTGACAATGTCTTTGATGTCGAAATCGTTAATTGTATGCGTATTGTTTTGATCTATTACTTGCTTTGGCATACCATACCTATACTTATAAAACAATTCTATCGCCCATTTTTCTCCTTCTTTAATTGCTTGTGCATGCTTTGATATTGCTTCTTCTGTAAATGGTTCTAATCTCTCATGAATAGCCTGTAAATCAGTTTTAGCAACTAATCTTAAATCAGTATCTCTAATTGGTTTTGTACTATGACCTCCATTATTTTTTCTCTTATCCATATTAATACAAATTAATCAATTAATTTTTTAAAATTTAATTCCTACTGCATTTGTATTTTTATCAATCAAATCAATTTCTTGCTGATTGTTATCATAATGAATATCAATCCCTAATCTTTTAATAGTTTCCCACTTCATCTTGCCATTAGTGAAATGTACTTTAGAATGATTAATGCCTAATTCATCTGCAACTTTATAAACTTCTGCCGATGCTGATTCTTGCCTTCTTGTAATGATATAAACATCCTTTCCTTGAGTTATTAATCTCTTGGCTAATGTTTGCCCTCTCTTTGTCGATAACGTATCATCAAAATCAAAAGAAACCTTATTTGCTTCAGCTGCATACTCACCTTTGGAAATTATAGCCACATAAACTTCTGTTGCTTTCTCTTTGGTATCATAAATACAATCACCTGTACCTACTCTCCATTTTCCATTACTGCATTGAATTACTGGCATTATATTTGCTCTTTAATTTCATGCTCCATGTAAACCTTGCGTAATTTTCCTATTGTATCTCTCCAACATGAATCACATGATGTCTGTTGCAATCTTACATTAAAGACATTGAAATAAATATTAGATAAATCATTTTGTATCATTGGAGTTATGCTTTCATGATTAGCACCAAAAAATTGATCTAAATATTGATAGTCCTCAATTGATAAACATTGTGGATTATTGTATGGAAATAGTTTATTTAATATTTCCTTTCTTTTGTCGCATCCACAATCAAATCCTATTGCTTCTGCTAATTTGTCAACTCCAGCCTTTATACCGGTTGCTTCTGTGAACTTTTCTATTGAATCTCCAAGTCCTTGTGATTTTCTTTTGCCCATAACTTTAATTTTGTTTTACAATTTCGTATTGTGTTGTAAATTGAGGTGAATGATATGCCAGATTCTCTTGACATTTTACGCATTGATATTCCTTTTTTTAAATAAACTGAAAATAGCATTTGATCGTAATAGTCCCAAGTTGCTATATAATCAAAATAAGGTTTAGTTGATTCGATGATTAAATCATCAGTTAGGTAATCTGAAATTAGGTATTCAATTTCCTTTGTAAACTCTACCTTAATTATTTTTACTCTTGATAAATCAGCCGTTAGGCTTCGTAATGTGTAATAGAAATAAGCCTCATTTATTTCTTTATTCTTTTCAAGAATTTTAATGTATGCTTCTTGTACTATGTCCTCTGCATATGTCAACTCGCCAAACTTTCTGACAATGTTAATCCAATGTCGATGTCGCTTAACAAGGTGATCTATTGCATTCACTTTATATTTTTTAGAACTAGGTTTTTTGTAATTCGTGATTTATGTACCATAATGCTTTTTGTAAATCTTGCTTCTTATTTCCTTTCTTGTCTGCTCTTAAAATATATTTAATTGAGTTTCCAAGATTAAAATTAAGATTAAAAGAATCAATTATATCAATCACTTCAATACCATTGCTTTGATAATGTTGTGGGTGATCTATTAAATTATTACTCATGCGCAAAGTTTAATAAAAATTTATTGCAATTCCAAATAATCTTTAATTTTTTTTGTTTGCCGATAAGCTGGATAGGATGATCCATTTTCCATTAAGATTCTATTCTTATTTATTTCAAGGCTAAAATTTAAATCCAAGTATGTAGCACAATCAATTTGTATTTGTCTTGTTGGATTTTCTAACATTTTATCTATCCATTTAATTGCATTCCTATAATTTTCTTTCAAATCTCATTTGCTTTAAACTTTTTAATTAATTCAATGCAATCATCTAACCTTCGAACAATCGTGTAATAATACCCATGTGCAAGTGCTATTTGTTGAAATGCTTTTTGATTCGGTTGCTGGCTTCCCTTTTCAATTTTGACCTCAACAAATAATCCTTTCCAATTCTTATTTGAGATCATCCAAAACATATCAGCAACTCCAGCCTTTGCACCTTCCATTTTTAATTTTATTGCCACAAGCCTATGCCTTGCTCCTCCGTTTGGGATTGAAAAATAATAAAAGTCTTGTGTAAAATCTAACCAATGACAAATTGATACTTGTAACTTATGCTCATATTCATTTCTCATTTATTTAATTTTTAAATCAAATTTATTGTTCAATTCGCATAATTCATTCCAAGATCCTTTACCAGCATATCTTACTTTAAAAAATTCATCTTTAGTAATATCGCAAAGTCTATGTGTTCTAAAATCCCATTTTAAAATGTTATGAAGTCTATTTGAAATTTGAGATTTATCATAATCAGTTAATTCAAAAACTCTTTTAAGACTTCTAATAGAAGTATTAACATCTTTATAATGATTATGTAATTGTTCAGAATATTCATTTATAATTTTTATCGCATTTAAATATTCTTGTTCTGTTATTTTTTTATTTTCCATTATTTTCTTTTATTAATTGAGGATTACTCTCTAAAATGTAAACAATTGCGTTTACTATTTCTTCAGTTGTAAATTTAAACTTATAATCTAAATCTTCTGACACACGTTCTACCCATTCCATGTACAACCAATGTAATTCTTCCTTGTCAATTTGCATTGTCTTATTGTTTTAAGTGGGTATTCGGAATTTCCGAATTACTTGATTTTACATCATATTTTAACCTACCATGATTCGTATATAATCTCAAATCAATTGTATCTGTAAATATATTTTCATCAGAATCAATTCCAAAATCATTATTGATTATTTTTTTTTCTAATGTCTGATTATTTTTTGTCGAGCAATAATAAGCATAGCATATCAATGCTAACACAGTTCCATAAATTAGTTTTCTTTTCATTATTCGTTTGGTTTAATAGTTCCATCTTGATCAATAAAGCAATCAAATGTAGCTAAAGAATTAATAAATTTAATATACCCTTGAGTTTTGCAATGCAGTTTACGTTCTTCAACATCTTGAATATTAGAATACTTTTCCCAAAGTTCAATTTTTTCTTCTCTTGAAATTGTAGGTATTTTAAATTGTTCTAAATAATCAAATAAGATTGAAAGAAATCCAGCAATAAAAGTAAATTTCTTATCGTTTTGTTCGCAGAATCTAATCTGCTTGGCATACTCATTAGCCGTGTCAATTGCTTGCTTCTTTAATTCTTGATCACTTGGTTTTTCTTTCACTAATTCTATTGGTTTAGGTAAATTTTTAATTTCTTCTCTTGAATAATCTAAATAAGCACTCATAATTCTACCAAAGTATTCGCAAGAAAAATTCTCATAACATTTAGCATCTACATTTAACTTACCGGCAACTGCCATTTCAAAAGCAAGTTTTATTTCTTCACAAGTATTATTTCCAAAGTTAGATTTAACAAAATTAGTTAATATAAATTTTTCTTCTTCGGTAGGTAGATTGTTTCCACGTAAGCCAACCAAAAGCATCGAGTAACGTAATGCTTGCTTTATCGTATCTTCGTTGCTTACACGCAAAATATGGCCTATCTGTGCTTGTTGTATAGCTACTGCGTTACCACTTTCGTAATGCTTCCATTCTTGCTTCACTAGTGCCAAGTTTTGGTTCATTGTTTGAATTTTCATTATTGTTAAATTTAGTTTTGTTTGAGATCCAAGTTTTTATTCTTCTTTCAATATTAAAGAATTTTTCTAATTCCCATCTTTCCTTTCCTGATTTATTTTGTTCAGTCCAGTAAGCATAGAAATTATCATAGTCATCACCTAATTCAAAAATGTGTGGAGTTATTATATCTATTAACTTTACTTTACTTTCTTTTACTTTACTTAACTTTACTTTATCAGCGTTACGAACATGTTCTGAACGTGTTACATTTTCGGTAACTACTTGATTTTCACGCCATTCAGAAATTCGTTTTGCGTTTTTTTCTTTAGAAACTTGATACTTTTTACTAAAGTTTAGTAATTGTTTGTTGAAAGTTTCACCATTGTTTGAAGAAATTAAATCAATTTGTTCCAAAAACTCCCAAACTTTTTCTAATTTTTTGCCAACATTTAACTGATGTTTTAAAACATTTGTCTTAATTGGTTTCTCTTGTAGTGCAAGTTTTTCCAATAAAGTATAGAATAATCCAAGACCTTCATACCCATATTGAAGATATAATTCAGTGATTTTTTCATCGTTAAATGAGTTAGAATCATGCAGATAATATTTCATAACTATAAATTTTTTAAAGCATTTTGATATGCTTTCGATGCTAAATTTAAATCTTTAAAAGAACCTAAATAAATTTTTTTACCTTTAACTTTTATTTGACTTTGAAAACGATTTGTTTTTTTCGTATAATAAACACCAGTAGGTAATCCTGATTTAATTGATACTTCTTTCGATGAATTTTCTCTTTGAGTAACTACTCTTAAATTTTCTAATCTATTATCTGTTTTAATAGAATTTATATGGTCTACAACTAAATTATTACCATTAATTTTATGATTTAAAAATATAACTGCAATTATTTGGTGTACAAATATACTTCTGCTTATATTTCCTTTAATTTGAATTTTTAAAAACTTATAACCATTCTTATCTAATTTAATTTTTGAAAAATCAACTTCTATTAAATTATTTTTATTGTATTTCATCCAATCAACTTGGATTCTTCTAATTCTACCACATTTAGTGGCTTCAATGTTTGTTTCTAATCCATTATAATAAAACGGATGCCATTCTAAATTTTTCATAATTATTTTAAAATAAAAAAGCCAGTCTGCGTAGGAGTGCAAAACTGGCTTTGGTTATTAAACCTTATTAATTACCCAAGAACTCCTACCCTCTTGGACAATTATATTACAAATATACAAAGATTATTTCTTTTGTTTAGGAATAATCCCAAGTTTCTTGTAATCTTTTTCTAACTCTTTGGCTAAATAAATATGCCAAGTATTATATGTTAATTTTTTCATTGGTTGTAAATTTTAGTAATAATTTCAACAACTATGGCAAATATCCAGCATGATATAATTCCTACAATTCCTACCATCGTAATAAATTCAGATGTATCATTCGAACGTGATTGCTTTCCTTGATTTTTCATTTTCATCAATTAATTTACGTTTGACACTAACATACTCCATGATAACTTGTTGTTCATAAATTGAAAAGTATTCTTTTCTTTTATGCTCATACTTATTTACGATTCCAGTAACATTTTCAATCGTATACTCCCTAGCAGAAAAAGGGACAATTCCCTTTTCTTTTAAATTGGTTGCCACTATTTGGCAAGCATCTTTTTTTCTAAATAATCTCATTTAATTTTTGTTTAATTCATTTTCCATTTCTTGGGTAATATTTAGATATTCTTCATATTCCTCCAATTCATTCCATTTCCTTTTTGCTTTTAGATATGGTTCAATTTCATCATCTGAAAATGTTTTCTTTTCGCAAAATCTTGATCTATCTAATAAATCAATCCACCTAAATAAGTACGTTGTCTTTTTCATAATTAAATTTATCTATAAACTCTTGTGAAAAATCCCCTTGTTTTACTGCTTTTTCAAAACATTGTTTTGTAATATTCATTTCAAAGATTAAATCTTTTTCAGAAGAATTAAGTA